ACTACAGACACGGTAGATTGGTCAAAGATTACTGAGTACGAAACTGAAGACACAACTGAAAATACTAAAGAGCTTGCGTGTAGCGCAGGTACTTGTGAGATTATTTAATATGGAAAAGAAAACAGAAGCAAACTTAATAAGTTTTAAAGTACTTCTCAACAGAGACAATCAATTAATAACAGAGATGTCCATGCTCCCTGAAAAACATATTGATAGATTGTTTCATGTTGACGAAGCTTGGATCGTGCGTAATGTTATAAAGAAAAGTAAAGATAAACTTTATAGTATGCACGACTATCTTCAATCAGAATTGCAAGCTTTGCAAGAAAAGTAAAGGTTAACTGCCTTGTTTAATATTGATGGTAGAGGAGCTACCTCCGTTAGTAGTTATCTGATTTACTTTACCTTCTTGTTCTATGCGGATGCTATAAGAACCTTGCTTAGAAACTTTCATCTCTAGCGTATCTTCTATTTGACGTAAGAATTTTAAATGTGTGTCAGTTACGAATGTACTGATCTGCGTATCTCCGTCATAACCCATTGCTGTACCTTTAACTCCATCTGCTGACAGAGCTTTGTCTGCTTTACCTAGCTCGTCAACTTCCTGTATGACATCAAGTAAATCTTCAAGGAAGTTACCTGCAAGGTAATCAATGTCTAGCTCTTGGTATTCTAAATTATCTTCTGACAGATCATCTGCATCAAGCTCGTCAAAGTCTAAAAAGTCTACATCAAGTAAGTTATCAGCAACAGTTCCTGACTCATCTGTTTGTATCTCTTTAGTCTCTGGAGGATTTACAATGAGCATGTTGTCAATCATATCTAGTGTTAGGTCTAGTATAACTGAAGGAGTTGGTGCAGTTTCAAAGTTATAAACTGTAGTAGCTTCGTAAGGTTTAGTAAGAACAACTTGTCCTAGTGCAGTGTCTATAACTATTTCACCACTTGATGTACCGTCAGCTTTAGGTAAAAGTATAACAAGTGTCTCTCCTGTTTCTTTTACTGTGAGTGTAAAATCTGTGCCACGAATACCTATTGTAGCTGCGTTAGTGCGGATAGTAATGTTGTCTTTAGGAATACGTTTTGTTTTAGAACTTATAAATCTGCCAGTACCTTTGATAAATGACAAAGCCATTGTAGATTTAGCTGGATCAGGATCGAACACAAACTTATCTATGGTTACGTTACTGTGTTCTGTTAGACGTATAGTAGTGTCATCTCTAAAGGTAACACCCATTCTGCCTTGCGCAGTTTCTAATTTATCCATAGCATTAAGAGAGAAAGCAAGCTCACTCTCGTATGGTTTATCTCTTACAACTCTTGTGTTTCCGTTTAACTGTGTGATGCTTCCTATATCAACATCCAACGCTTGTGCCTTGATCGTCTTGGTTAACACAAACAGTACCGTTGTTACCAGAAGAAGTAACTTTAAGCCAATCGTTATCTTGTGTTGAAGCTTGGTCGATTGTAAAGGCTCTTGAGTTTCCTGCGTGTGTAAGGTGGAAGTATCCGCCTGCATAACCGTCTCCGTCATAGTTAACTGTGTTGCTGTCACCGTCTATGTTCATATAGTTTGTAG